CTTATTTTGATGGACATCTTTCTCAATTATTATTGTATAATGATGTTCTTACCCAAGCTGAAGTCACAGCACTTTATAATTCAAATAATGGTGTAGCAACACCTAGTGGTCATGGTTTGTTGGCTTGGTATGACTTTCAAGATGAAGATGATGCTGCATTAACAAACAAGCAAAGTACAACTGCTGTTCCTGACAGTTATTGGGTGGAGAAAGGTACAGCATAATGAATTTTGAAGTTATACTTACAGAAACTATATCATTAATAGTGAGGGTTATAATTGGCAATTAAATATCTCGATGCTAAACGAATAAGGGGAAGTAGTACAGCAGATTATCCTTCAGGTATGGGAAGTTCAGGAGATGCAACTAGTAATGATGCAGACTCATCAACAGGAAATTTAGGAACTACACATAAACTAGGAACAGGTAGTTTAGACTTTGATGGTACTGAGAAGATTGTTGCAAATGGATTACTAAATGCTATGAACACAGCAGGTTCAATCTCACTTTGGTTTAATGCTGCACAAGATGAAGATGCAATGTTGTTTGCGTTCTGTGCTACAGGATCTAATACTAAGATAGAGATAGCAACACAGACTACTGATACCATTAGCTGTCAGCTTAAGATAAATACTACACAGCAGTGGGCAGTTAATTCGACAAGTACATACAGTAATGCTGGTACTTGGAATCATATAGTTTTCACGCATGATGGAACAATACCAAAAATTTACATTAATGGATCTCTTGCTTCTATGAATAGATCAAGTGAGAACAATAACACAAAGTGGTGGACAGCATTAAGAGATGCAGGTGCAAATGGTATAGCAATAGGTAGTAAAGCACCCCTCAATGGTGCAAGTTATAATGAGTTCTTTGAAGGAAAACTTGATGATATTGGTATTTGGGATAGAGCATTAACACCTGACGAAGTACGCATACTCTATAATAATAATGATTCAACTGCTCAATTAGCTAGTGTAATTCCATCAGGTCTAAAAGCTTATTACAACTGTGATTCTACAACAGTAACAAACAGTGCAATACCAGTAGATGAAAAAGCAGCATTAGTCACATCAGCAATTTCACACGATCAAGCCATAACTACTGATTCAAGAACATTTGGTGTTGGTAGTAGAAAGGCATTGGGTGTAAAAATTTTAGCAAATCACTATCTAGTTGGAAAAACAATAACACAGTTTCAATTAGTTGTTAATAGAGATAATGATGGTGCAGGTACAGTTAGAGTTTATGTTATAAGAGATGGTTCAGGCAGTGGTGGTAATGATCAAGAAGCAGTATCAGATGCAGTGACAGTTCCATCAACAACGTCAGGGTATAGTACACTTAACACAACATTTACTTTTAGTGGTGGTGTCGAAATTGAAGCAGATGATATTATTGCTATTGTAAGAGATGATGCAGGTACATTAACAGGTGTTTGTCAAACTAGAACTGAGAATAGTGATGTTGATTCAAATGCCAGATTAGTTTCTATCGATAACAACAGTGCGACTAGTTTTGAACATGGTGATTTTTCAACTGTTGATAATGATGATTTAATGTATAAAGCTACAGGTGCAAGTGCATCAAGCGATCTTCCTGAAAATACACTCTTTGATGAAACTGATACCTATAAGACATATTGGTTGAAAAGTAATGAGTGGCGACCAAGAACACCAACATATGGAACAACTGACTTCACATCAGATTGGGTAAATTTTGGAACTGCAGCTAGCTTTGTAAAAACATCTACACAGTTAACAATAACACAAAACACCACCACCAGTTCAGGCGTATACTATGATCTAGGAACAGGTAATCTTGGTGATAGTGACTTCTGTCTAAGATGGAAATTCAGATTAACATCTTATGATGCAAACAACCCAACAGGTGGTGGAAGTGGAACTGGAAATCCAATGTTATTCACTACATTATCTGATGACATAGTAGCAAATGCAACAAGTGGTGGTGAAAATGATGCTTTAGTGTCTTTCGTTTATGGTGCTAGTGGAGTATACAGTTCATCGGCAGATGGACAACGAGTTGATTCTACATCAGATCAGGCATACCTGTCAAACAACGAAGCAATAAATACATCAGTAATATATTCAATGGAGATGATTAGAGATGGTTCAAATTATATACTTAATGTGTGGAAAGATTCAGATTATTCAGGTACACCAAACCAGACAAGAACACTAGCATATGATTCAGACATCACAGGACTGCGTTATATTAAATTTCAAAACTCATATCAGGGAAATTTCGTAGGATATATCAAAGACGTAAAATTTTGGGCAGGAGTCACTGAACCATAATGGCAGTTAAATATTTAGCAGGGGAAAGACTGATAGGAACAGCAGCAGAAAGACTTGCATTGGTAATAGGTGCAGATACATTAGGCACAGGTGCAGATGGAACTAATATTGGCGATCCAACTGCTGAAGCTGCAGGAGATTCAAACGGTGTAGCAATGCCTAGTGGTTTTGGAGTATTCAAATAATACTATTGGTTCAATTTCTTTTTGGTATTATAATGTTCATGCAAATCTCCAAGAGGGAAATGTAATTCTAGCATTTGGTGATGCAAATGCTAGTCAATACATGAAATTTCCAACTAGGTATAATACATCAGATAAAATTCTTGGACATAATCAAGATGGTACAGGTGGTGCAGGAAATAATTGGGAAATTCGTAACCATGCTAATGATGCTGGTGATGATTTAGCTGATGGTTGGCATCATATGTGCGTAAGTCAAGACGGAACAGCAGTTAAATTGTATATTAATAGTATTTTACTGACGGAATGGAATGTTGAAACTGATAAAAGTGAGTGGATATTGTCAGGTATTGACAGTGCTAGAATTGGGTGTGACCATGACACTAATTCAACTAATGGTAATTTTCTTACAGGTAATGTAACGGAAGTTGCGTTATGGAATGTGGCGTTACCACTGGGAATAAATAGCTCAACAGAAGGTTCAGTCAGATGGTTATTCAATGGTGGTGATGGTAGAAAAGCATCTACAATTTCAGCAGGGCTTCGTGCATATTATGATGGCAGTGTTATACCAGCAATTAATTCTGCAATAGCAGTGTATCCAAACTTATCTAACGGAACAATCTTCGAAGAGTCAGACACAGGAAAAATCTATATGTTTGATGGTACTGATACATGGAATGAGATGACCTAAGTGTGCGTACTCAACCTATCTTTAGACCATCCGTATATGCAAACCATGTATTTACAACAGTAGAAGTAAACGTCTCAAAGAAAAGAATATTTCAACCTAACGTATTTAATACTCTAGTAGCATTTACACCAGCATTTTATCTTCCAGCAGTATTTAGTAGATCGTTTAATCATATTACATATCAAAGTTCTTGGGCATTAGCTAAGACACAAGCAGCAGAGAATGTAGCTATAGCAGAACCTACATCCATAACTGTGATGGGTAAGGTTAGAACTATAGTAACTTCTATAGTAGGTATAACAGAAGGAAATGCATTTATGACAGGAATATATGCTAGCATAGCAGACCCAAATATAATCATATCAGAAGCAAATAACAGGGCTAGAGATATAGCTAGAATTATAGGTGAACAGATAAACATATCACAGTTTAGTGGTAGGTTTAGATTTGTATCCAGAATCATAGCAGAGAGTATTAACTTACAAGAGGGTAATGAAATCTTAAGAAATAGAATTAGATTACTTGCAGAGAGTATTGCTATACAGGAAAACTTAAACAGGTTAAGATTTAGAATTCCTGAAATATCAGAACAGATAAACATAGTAGAATTAATTGAGAGGTTTAGAACACTATCAAGAATGATAGGAGAGGATGTTGGTATGACAGAACTTCAAACAAGAGTGTTGAACAAGGCTCATGCAGTATCTGAGACTATTAATATAATAATAGAAGATATATTCAATAGTGCTATATTTAATAATAATATATTCAGGTCACTTAAGGAAGTAATATGGGTTACAGGTATATATGCAACACTCAGTGAGACAATAAATATGCAGGAGAGTAATAACAGAAGAAGAGCAGTAATAAGATTGCTAGCAGAAACAATAGGAATAACAGAAATCAACAACAGGTTTAGAGCACTAAGTAGAATGATAGGAGAAAATATAAACATATCGCAGTTCAGTGGCAGGTTTAGACTTGTATCAAGAATCATAGGAGAAACATTAAACATACAAGAAACCAATAATAGATTCAGAGCACTAGTAAGAATGTTAGGAGAGTCAATAACTATGCAGGAGGTTAACAATAGATTCAGAAATATGTACAGGGCATTAAATCACGGTATAGGAATAACAGAAATTAATAATAGGGCAAGAACTCTAGTAAGATTGATTTCAGAACAAATGAATATATCGCAGTTCAGTGGTAGGTTTAGATTTATAGCTAGGGAGATATCAGAGTCAATAGGAATGACAGAAATTAACAATAGATTTAGAGTTATGATAAGAATAATGAATCATAGTATAGGAATAACAGAGATAAACAGCAGATTCAGAACAATGGTAAGAATAATGGCAGAGTCAATAGTAATGAATGAAGGTGTAAACAGAAGAAGAGTGCTTGTAAGAATGTTAGCAGAATCACTCAGTATGGCAGAGTTGTCTCCACACATAAGATCAAGAATGATAAGATTAGGAGAGAGTGTAGGTATAACAGAACTTCTCAAGAAAACATTAACTATTTTGAGAATAATGGGAGAATCTTTAGTAATAACAGAGGGAGGTATTTTAGCTCCAAAAGGATTTGTAAGAATGGTAAACGAAAGTGTTGCTATAACACAGTTTACAGGAAGACTACTAAGAGAAGGATTTGTGAGAATCAGAAAGATTGCAAGGTTGTTCGGAAGAGGTAAGTCTGTAAAAACTTATAAGCGTGGACACTCAATAAAGGGTGCAGACCGATAATGTCAATGGTAAGAGGTAGAGCAATAGAATATAGGATAAAGGCTGGTAGTAGAGCCACACTAGAATTAACTATAAATGATGCTACAGGAAGTGCTAAATCATTAACAGATCAGAGCACATATAATACAGGAAGGTGGAAAGTATGGAAACCAGACGGTACACTGTTAATTAATGGTGCTATAACATATGATAATAGAGCTAGTGGAATAGTAATCTATGCATTAACTGCTAATGATACAGTTGTTGCAAATGCAGGAAGATGGGAAGGAGAGATAGAACTTTTAAATTCGGCTGGTACCATAGTAGAACAAACACAAACGTTCAGTTTCGTAATAGAGGAGAGTTATTAATGACACATATTGTTGTAACATCAGGGGGATCTTGTGAAAAATGTGGTCATCATCAGGCAAACCATTATCATAGAGAAGGATGTGATCTGTGTGATTGCACCAGTCGTGGTAAAAGACATAACTAAACATTTATATTAGGCATTAATCTAGAGTATTCCATGTTAACGCTAGATAAAGTAAAAAGTAAGGTGTATTTCGCTTGGAGAAAGGCACAAATGAAGGCTCTTGAGACGGAGAGATTAGGTACCATTCATGTATCAGATTTGATCAAACCGTGTTTAAGAAATGTAATGTATGGTAAGGGAGTCTGTTCTATGGTCAGGCAGTCCACAAGATAACAGTATTAAGTGATTTAAATTATAATGAAATGTTTCTTGGTTATGATTATGTGAAGGATGAACCAGTAAGCATTGAAGAAGCACAGGCAATGAAACCAGATGACCCACGACACTTAGATATAATATATGGCTCAATAGATGACTTGATTAAGATAGAAGATGAGTGGATTATTTGTGATAAAAAGACAACAGGATCTATTGATTATTTTTCGAAATATAACTCAAAACCAAGCGATAGTCATAAAGACCAGATTAATAGATATAGAGTTCTTCTTGATAAATGTTATAATATAAACGCAAAGTTTGGTGCAGTTGTTTATATCTCTAATAATGTACCAAAAGATAAGGTTGATAAACCATCAGTATTACCATTTAAACTAGAAGCAATAGAGAAAACATTACAGGATATGGTAGAAAAAGCTAAGATTATTAAGGAATCATATACACAGAAGATACTACCAGAAAGAACGTTTTGTTATATGTGTGATACTTTCTGCCCATTTGCTACTAAATGCTTTACAGATGAGAGTGATAAGATTGAAGGCTGAAGATCACATAAGAGACCTAGTTCTTTATTTTCATGAAGCACTAGCACATGAGCCTATAGACCCTGTAGAATATGGAGTTCCTGCTAGATTTGCTAATGTAGATGATACAGAACTTCGTGGTATGCTGAGAGCACTTCGTTGGGTTATTGAAGAAGATGACGAAGATTTACTTTAATGCTAACAACAAGGCACATCTTGAGACTCTTAAGGCTTGTGGGGTTAAAAACATCCTTTTATCATACAAGTATTCATACGCCAATATAAAGAAATTTTACGGTAACTTTGACTCAATCATGGTTGTCGCTGGTATAGGAGTAAAAGAGGATAAATATCATGAATGGCTAAAAGCCAAGAAAGAATACTATGATTATGCTACACAGTTTGATGTATATTATAACATGGAAGAGACTATAAAGCACTGGGAAAAGGAGAAAAAGGAAGGAATAGATTGGACACTTCCTGTATTACAGGGAAACTACCTACATCATATAAGCAGGATAAGACCAAAGACAGGTTCATATGTCTGTCTCGGAGAGATAAAAGGTAAGTTTGAAACAGAGGATCAGATAAGAAAACTGCCTGCTAACTTAAAGTTTCATGGTCTGGCAAAAGGTAAGTTTATTCAAGATAGAAAATTTCATAGTATAGATACTAGTGGTTGGGTTTCTGCTGCCATGAGTAAAAAGACAGAAGTATGGAATGCTAACACCACCTACTCTATGTATTTTGGTAAAAAGGGCAGGGGTATGGTACCAATGTTAAGGCATTCATGTGAGGTTTACAAGGATAATATGGACAAGTTAGGCATAAATATAAACGATGTTATTAATGCAGACTACTTCGCATTGCTTAAAATACCACTCGCACTGCTGTTTATGCCTATGTGTAAGGCTTTAAATATGTATGACGAAAACTTTAATAATTGATTTAATAATTGTTATTCATGACTAAGGATGATTTGTTCAAGATAGAGCCTATTGAAGGCAGGATTTCCATCGATAAGAGAAAGACGATATCTCCGTTTAACTCTGTTAAGCATCTAAAAACTGCAAACATACCAGCGTTATGTGACCAATGTGTATACAGATCTGTTGATGATGGTGGAAATGGCAAGTGCCCAAAGTATGAAAAGGGTGCAGTGTGTGCCATCAGGGAAGACTTTGTTAAATTCATTAATACCTTAGATACAAGAAATCCAGAAGACTTGAAGGCTATGATAGATATGCTAGCTAAGCTGTCATTTGAAAACGTTCTTATGGCTTTAACACAGGCTAAGATGGATGGGAATATACCAGATAGAAACACAAAATCAGAAATTAATACGTTATTACAGATAGTGAAATCAATTAATGATCTAAACAGTAAGATAGTTGTAACAGAAAGAACAGAGTTTGACAAGACAGGAGACATATCAAATATCTTTAGACAGATAAAAGCGAGAAAAGTTGGTGATTAAATGGAAGACGGTTTATTCTTATGGTTCCTTTGTGGATGTTATCTAGTGGGTGGAATAACCATCGGCTGGTTTGGTGGAATTTGGTGGAGAAATAGGAAACCAAAGAGAACAGGAACAGGAAGATGGGATTTGTCAACTAGAAAATTCTATGGTGGTGGTGACCAATGACTGACAATTCAACATTAAGATTTAACAGGTATATGAGAGAACTGGCAGCAATAGAAAAGAAAAGAGAAAGAAAATTAAGACAGATAGACGAGTTAAGGGGGAAGTTAAAGCTTGCCTAGAAACTTTTGTTGCTTTTTATGTGGACATTGTACTGATGAGGTAATCGCAGAGATGATGGAGTGTAAGTGTAAATGTCATGGCTAGACCAGAAAAACAGGTATTAGAAGAAAGGCAAAACTTCGTACAAACTATAGCAGACTGTGCTTCAAACCCAAGCCTGTTTAGTGAGATGTTTCTTGACCATAAGTTGTTTGATTATAATAAAAAATATGTGGATTGTCAGGAAAGATTCATTGTATATCGTTCTGGAAGGCAGGTAGGTAAGACTACATCTACTGCTGTAAAGGCTATACATTTTGCGTTCTTTGCTCCTCTAATGTTAAAGACTGTAAACAAAGAATGTACCATAGTAATAGCAGCACCTACACAAAATCAGGCGACAATCATGTTTGACAGGATTAGAAGCCTAGTAATCAACAACGAATTCCTCAAGGGATATATTGTAAGAAACACACAGTCAGAACTATGGGTTAAATTTCTAGATAATAATGGTATAAGCAAGATTATCACTAGGGCTACAGGTGAAACAGGTGTCTCTCTCAGAGGCTATTCGCCTCACGTAATCATAGCTGACGAGTGTTCTTTCATTAAG